ATCCACGAATCATCATGGCGGATGTCGTTGAGCAGCCGCGCTGTCTTCACCCAGTCCATCATCAACGCAACATGCTGCGGTGTGACGTATCCATGGGTGGTCATGGCGTTGCGGATAATTGTATTCCAGCCCTCGGCAATGCGCTCGAAGTTCTCGTATGCATCCCCGTAGTCCGTGGCCCTCTGTCCGTTGATATACTCCCCGGCGGTGGCTAACACTTCATCTCGTTTCATATCTCGTACCTGTATGATTTGTCCGACTCGATTAAGTAGAGGTTCTCTTTGCAGCGGGTAACCGCAACATAAAAGATCCTGTGCTCATCCTCCGGATGTTTCCCTTCAACGCAGTTCTTGGTTGACCCCAAGTATACTGCCACGTTGTCGTCCTCTCCCCCCTTCATAGCATGGATAGTTGAGATCTTGATCCTCGGCTCTTGGTAAATGTTCTCGCCTCGCCGCTCGATGGCACGGATGTAGATCTTCTCTTCCTCCGACATCTTGATCACGTCCATTGGATGCGTGTCCCTCGGTGCAATCAAACCAAACTCTTTGACCAGCATGTCATAGGTCAACAGGTCCTCGGACCCCGCAGCATCAAGCAGAGTCGTAGCCCCACGCCGCACCGCTGCAAACGCCCCCATCTTAGGGACAGCCTCGTACAACTTGCGCACCCTGCCGATGCCAATAGCCTGACCGTCCACCAGATCACGCCACACCTCCATGGCCTCGACCTTCTTCTGGCTCACAGACCAACGGCCCTTCCGGCTGTAGAAGTAACCGTCCTGCTCCAACTGCTCCGCGATATCGTTGACGTACTTGTTGATCCGAGCTTGGATGGTCCACGATCCTTGGTTCAAGGGCAGATGCCACAGTGCTCCCACTGTACGGACGCTGCCTTCTTCCTCTTTAGGGTAGAACTCTTTCTCCAACCGCCCAGGAATACGAGCAGAGATACGCATAGCAAGCTCCCAGACGCTCCGTGGTAGGCGGTAGGATTGGTTGAGTACTTCCGTCCTGTCTGTGCTTTCCTTGAACCGTTCGATGTCTACAGAGGTCCAGCGGTGGATAGCTTGGTCATCGTCCCCAGCAATCAGAACCTCGGTCGCAAACTTCGACATCTTCTCAACCATCGTCCACTGCAGCGGGGTCAGATCCTGTGCCTCATCCACAATCAGCATGTCCAAGTGCGGAGGATCCGCAATGTCTATGTAGTTGGAGATCATGTCCGTGAAGTCTACCTTGTTCTTCTTGGACTTGTACTCTGCCAATTGCTGGGAAACCTGCACCAGCTTGGAGAAGTTCAGCGAGTAATCCTCTTCGTAGTTATACTCATAGTCCAAGGTCGCTTCACGATAGACCGCCCGCATGATCAGTTGCAGGTACTTGGACCCCGATCCTCCCATCGCAGGAACAGAAACCCCATCATCCATCGAGGTAGAATCCGCGCCTTTAAACTCCAAGCCTAGTATCTTACCCAGAACCTTGTAGTCCTCGCCGCTCATAACGTCCCCGCGCTCAAGGCCCAGACCATGGTAGCCCGTAGCATGGAGCGTTCTGAAATGTGGGAAGTCGTTCTTGGTCAGGTTAAACTTCGTGGTCGCCCGCTCAACAAACTCTCCAATCGCCTTGGTTGTAAACGAAACCACACCGATACGAGAGGGATGCACACCCTCTTGCAGCTTGGCCTCAACCCGCTCGATCAAAGTGTACGTCTTCCCGCAGCCAGGTGGCCCGAGGATAAGTGTGGCATTATCGATCACGACGATTCTCCAACCACGCCTCGATCTCCTTGCGATCCCAGCGGCTGGCCGCACGTTGGGCATCAGCGTTGCCCAGCTTGTAAGGCTTAGGGAAGTCGCCGTCGCCTACCCACTTGTATATGGCGGACTCTGAAACACCGAGCCACTCTGCCACATCCTTGGCCTTCATCATCTTAGAAAGGGATGTCATTGTTAATCTCCTCTACAGGCAGGGATACGTCTATGTTCTCGAAAGCAGGGACCCACCATACTCGGATCGTGGACCTTGAACCGTCTGCCTTGTTGATAGCTTTGTGCCCGTGGCATTCTTTGTTGCCGTTTAGTTGTTTCAATATCTCTTGGATCTGGGCCCTAGTGAACGCCTTGAAGCGGCGGTTGTGCAAGAACTCCATCAGCCCTGCTATTGTAAACGAGGTGAACCCCTCGTTGTCTGTCCAAGGCTTCCCGCTTATCAGTTCCTCTGGGTGCATCGCCCTGATCTGGCTGGTGCAGTAGGTGCGAAGCAGGTCCTTGAACTCACCCGTCAAGGTCAACTCTTCTGGAACCTCTTGCTTGGTGGACTCAGCCATCAGACTCTGCAACAGTTTCTGCCACGCACGAGGCTTCTGTATCGGAGGCACAACCTGGATCTGCTCCATACACGCACGTTGAAACAGGGTCTGGTTCTGTAGCTGCTCCGAGTTTAACTGCACACGCTGCCCAGATACCGTCAAGAAATACAGGCGCGGCTCGGACAACTGCACAAGCAATCCCCCGATCTCGATGGCTGAAACCTCCGAATCACCTACACCAAACTTCCGAGACATACATAGTTCTTTGTCGCAGTAACTCTTAAAGGGCTCCTGGTCACAGGTGTAGAAGTAAGCCTTCTTGTCCAAGCTCTTCTGCAAAGCCAGAACCTCCTTGGCATCAAGGGGCGTAGTGAACAACTGCTGGTTCATTGTTTCGAACTGTTGCACCCAATCATCCGAGTGCTTCAGGCGGCAGTAGACACCACAGTTAAACAGCTTCTTGTTCCGGTCATCACCCACAGGGCCATCGGCAAACATATGCTGCAAGCATGGTGGCCCGTCGCTAAACTGTTTGCGCTGCTTCTTGGTCCGCAGCTTCTCAAGGGAAGAGATCGCAGTGGACTTGCTGTCGATGGCGTCCAAGAAAGCCTCAAGCTCCATGGACTGTACCTTCTCGTCGTAGCAATAGCGCAGTGGTAACTCTGCATCGAAGTACGGCAGGTTGATGAAGTTCCCTACATCCCCACGCTCAGACAGGATCGTGTCCTGCTTTGGAAATATCTCGCAGCCGCTGTGGCCCAGAGCTACAGCCATCTCTAGCAGATACTCTCGGACCACGCTGGCCTGCTCATACTCTTCAAGGAACAAATATAGATGGGCTCCGCCCGACTTGGAGCGGCAATGCAACAGAGGAAGTTTCAACTTCTGGATCCGCGCCTGCAGTTCGTTCTGATCTAGATCATAGATGTCTATATCCAACGCACCCCAACGGCACTTGTTATCTTCGTTGATCGGTATCGCACCGATCCCCTGCTTACCATCAATGTGTCCTTGCATGATCTTCTGTGTTAACGGCTCACGGACAATGCGACTGTCCGCCTCGGCCTTGCCGTTGCGTCCAACCTTACCGACCTTGGTCGTGCCGTGTGCAACCTTCGATCCCTCAAAGGCCGCTAGCATTCTTTGTGCTAGTGACATGCTTGGCTCCTGTTGTGAAAGAAGCAGGGCAGATCTTCCCCAAGACCTACCCTGCCAAGGCTACTTAAAACGGGATGTCGTCATCCCGTGCCGGACTCGCATGTTCCGGGTCTTTAGCAGCTTTCACTTCACCAGCCATGATCGACTCGCGAAACGCTTTCGCTTCCATCAAGAGATCTCGGTCAGTGACAAGGGACTCTTTGGCAATCTGGTAGTTGCCCCATGTACCTTGGTCATTGGACTCTTCAGTCGTAGATAGACGCCACATCGTAGCGTATACCGCAGGGGTAACCATCGCACCAGTCTTAGGATGCTTGATCTTCTGCATTGCAATCTGGGTTTTCCAGCGGCGGCTGACCTTTAACTGGCTCGACTTCATGTCGATCACCGCAGGTTGGAACCCGCCGTCTGCATCAACCACCAAGCAGTAATGCTGGTCTGACTTAACCAACTCATTGCCGTGCGGCAGGATCTCTTTGGAACCCTCACGCGATGTGCGCTGCAACATCGGATCGTTGGCAGGGATCTCACCCTTGAACCCGCCACCTTGATCGCGAGGTACAAACTCCAGATACTTTGTAGTCTGGTAGCATGGCACAACAACCACGCCTTCTTCCCCGTCCCAGTACTGACCAGTGACCGTGTTGTACATGTCAGAGGACGATGCCCCCTCGATGTACTCAGGCTTCTTCTTGTTCAACTGCGGTGACAGTGCTTGCAGGATCCGAACGAACGGGATCTGCATTTCAGAACTGTCAAAGGATGCACCATCCCCTGCTGTTTCAAAGATGTCGTCCAATACGTCTGTGCTTAACTCTGCACTTTTTGCTTTTGCTACTGCGTTAGCCATTACGCTTTCCTCCGAATTTCTGCTGCGTTGTTGATGTAAGCCCCGAACATATCAAGGTCGATTGGCTTGCCGTCTGTTACCCGTTCCTTAACAAAGGCCTTGAGTGTAGACGGGTGAACGTGGGTCTTGGTCTTTGGATCAAAGCCGCGCTCTTGCAGGATGCCAACGACATCCCCCGCAATATTGTCTTCTCCCTTACCAAAGGAACAAGTCACATCGTTCTTAATGATATCATCCAACTGGTTCTCGCGAAGCCAAGCGAACGCCTCTTCCTTGCGGTCGGCAGGGATCGACGCATGAACAATCATCTTACGCGATACGGTAACACCGTCCACATCAAGACGCTCCACGCCCATCTCATCCATAAGTGCAGGGATGTTCTCTGTTGAGAGCTTGTGCTTGTCAGCCTTCAACGCTTTGAGATGCTGCTCCGCATCCTCCATCTGTGCTTCAATGTTGCGGAGCTTCCGAACCAAGTCGCTGAGTTGCGATCCTGTCCCGGTGTTGACTTGGGAGAGTGCATCCCCCTCGTCTAAGTAGTCTTCGAATATGTCACTCATAAGTTCCATCCTCTTCAGGTTAAGTTGTAACTGGGGGAGTTTCCCCCGATGACAATCAGGATTTAAATCCCGATTATAATCCGTTTGACAATCAGTGTTGCCATCCGTAAGGTGGACTCTACTGGAGGTATGTGATGACTGTCAAGTACAATTTTAAATATAAACCATTTGACCACCAACAAGTGGCACTGGATCATGGGTGCTTCGAAGAAGAGTTTGGCTACTTCATGGAGATGGGAACAGGTAAGTCCAAGGTTCTTATCGATAACATAGGTATGCTGTTCCTCGCCGGGCAGATCAACTTCGCCTTGGTCCTCGCACCAAAGGGCGTCTATCGTAACTGGGTGACCAAAGAAATCCCCGAGCATATGTCTGATGATGTACCGCACCGAGTGATTCGCTGGGTCGCATCGCCAAACAAAAAACAACAGGAAGAAATGCGCTCAGTCAAGGAGAACTTCTCTGGCCTAACCATCTTCGTCATGAACATCGAGTCCTTCTCATCGAAGAAAGGACAGACCGCAGGCGAATGGATGTCCAAGGTCCTCGGTCCTCATGGCATGATCGCCATCGACGAAAGCACAACCATCAAGAACCACAAGGCCAAGCGGACCAAGGCGCTCATGAAGATCGCAGCGAACTTCAAGTACCGTAGGCTCCTGACTGGTTCTCCAATAACCAAGTCCCCCCTGGATATCTATTCCCAGGCAGAGTTCCTTAGACCAGGGCTCTTGGGCCACGAATCTTTCTACACGTTCCAAGGGCGCTACGCTGTCATGCAGCGCCGCACCATGGGCGCACATTCTTTCCAGCAGATACTCGGATACAAAAACATCGAGGAGCTAACCACCAAGATCGCACGGTTCTCTTATCGTGTGCTCAAGAAGGACTGCCTTGATCTACCCGAGAAGATATACACCGCTCGCTATGTCACACTGACAGATGAACAAGCAAAGATGTACTCGCTGCTCCAGCAGCAAGCCATGCTTCTGTTCGAAGACGGCGAGATGGTGTCGGCCCCAGCCGTGATCACCCAGATGCTACGCATCCAACAGGTCATGTCAGGCCACCTCAAGACAGATGACGGGGAGATGAAGTACTTCCCCTCCCGCCGCATGGACGCGCTGACCGAGATCATGGATGAGCACGATGGCAAAGCAATCATCTGGTCACGGTTCCGGTACGACATCATCGAGATCACAAAGATGCTCAACAAAAAGTTCGGAGAAGGTTCCGCTGCTGCATACTACGGCGACACATCCGACGATGAACGCAACAGTATCGTGCAAAGGTTTCAAGATCCTCGGTCCCCGCTCCGATTCTTCGTGGGCAACCCATCGACCGCAGGGTACGGGCTGACTTTGACCGAAGCAAACCTCGTGGTATACTATGCCAACGACTTCAATCTGGAGACACGCATCCAATCAGAGGACCGCGCACACCGGATCGGGCAAAAGAATAACGTGACATACATCGATCTGATATCCGAAGGCACTCTCGATGAGAAGATCGTCGAAGCACTGCGCAATAAGATCGACATCGGAGCCAAGGTTCTGGGAGAGAGGGCAAGAGAATGGCTGACTTTGACGCCAAAAAAGTAACCAAGCTAATGGAGGAGCGGGCCACGAGCTACGCTTCTCGCGACACCGCAGCGAAAGAACTGGCTAAGATGACGGGCCTCGACCTCGATGTCACCAAAGCATTCTTCTCGAACCTCAAACCTCGAGGATCCGCCGGGATC